GCCGTGGTAAAAATACAACAAAAATAATACTTGACAACGACAATAACAACAACTATACTTACTCCCATGACAACCGGAAGTATTACAATGTTCACGAAAATAGAGCTGCAAATTGTTATCCAAGGCTTAGAGCTTCGAATTGCTCAGCTCAAGCGACGTATAAAGCTCGAAACAACCGAGCAGGTGCGAGGCTTCTTCGCCGACGAACTCAAGCTTGTAGAGCGTACGCTCCATACCGCAAAATCAGCATTTGACAATCAATCGGAGTTACCCCTATGAGGCCGTCATCGCGCTATCCCGTGAACAAAAACAAATCGGCCAGGCAGTTCAAAAAATCTGTCGGCCGGACCAAAGCGGCTAATGTCGCCGCTGCTCCCATGCGCGGAGGCTGGAGGCTTTAACCCATGCCCTGTTACCGCCCTATCCCTGCCTACCGTAATGCAGAGGGTAGGGTGGTCTTCTCCGAGCTGAAAAAACATGGCCAGACACTGCGCCCCTTTGAAGTCCCTTGTGGCCAATGTATCGGATGCCGCCTTGAACGCTCTCGGCAATGGGCCATACGTGGGGACCACGAGGCCAAATCTCATATTCTCAATTGCTTCGCTACCCTCACTTACCGAGATGAATCTCTGCCCGTTCGTGGGCAGTTGGATTATCCCGCCGTTCAAAAATTCTTAAAGCGGACACGTAAGGCTAAAGGCCCGTTCCGCTATATGTGCGCTGGCGAATATGGAGACAATTTCTCTCGCCCGCACTATCACATCATCTTCTTCGGTCTCGACTTCGGCGACCGCAAAAAAATTCGCACCTTAGACTCCGGGTGCGATGTCTATGAGTCCGCCGAGCTAAACAAGCTGTGGCCGCATGGCTATCACTCTCTCGGCGGCGTTACCTTCGAGTCAATTGCTTACGTTGCACGTTACTGCGTTAAAAAAGTTACAGGGCGCGGGGCTGATTCGCATTATGCCCGTTCGGACGAATTCGGAGACTATCAACAAATTCCAGAATTCCTACACTGTTCTACTAATCCTGCCATAGGCAAAAATCACGTGCTTAAGCACGTTGAACAAATATACGAATTCGATTCCGTTGTGGCTCGTGGCCACGAATCTAAACCGCCCCGCTATTACGACAAAATACTTAAACGCGCCGATGAATATCACTACGATTGGATAAAGGCGCAAAGAGAAAATTCTATAGACGTGACAGACAGTACGGCTGAGCGGCTAGCCGTGAAAGAGGAAGTTACAGCCGCACAACTTAACCAATATCCCAGAGGGCTATCATGAATCTTCAGATGTTCAGCATTAAAGATCAGGCCATCGACGAGTTCGACCGTCCGTTCTTTTCACCATCAACCGGACTGGCTATTCGCATGTTCGGCGATGAAATTAACAACGACCAAAGCCCGATGCATAGGCATCCGACGGACTACACGTTGCATCACCTTGGTACGTTCGACACGACGTCGGGTGAGTTCGTCACGATTCCCCCGGTTCAGGTTTCGAGGGGGGTCGACCATGTTTCGCAATAAGTCGGTCAACACTCACCAATTCGCGATGGTGCCATCGGCGGATGTGCCGCGAGCATCGTTCAGAATACAAACCAGCCACAAGACCACGTTCGACGCCGGTTATCTAGTGCCCGTTTACGTTGATGAAGTGCTACCTGGCGATAGCTTCTCGCTCAAAATGACGGCGTTTGCTCGTATGTCTACGCCGTTGTTTCCTATCATGGATAATCTGCACCTCGACACTTTCTTCTTCTTCGTACCGAACCGTTTGGTTCAGGACAATTGGGTGAAGCTCATGGGCGAGCAGCGGAACCCGGGTGACTCTATTTCCTATCTGGTACCGCAAATCGTGTCGCCGGCAGGCGGTTACGCAATTGGTACGATTTACGATTACATGGGCCTGCCGACGGTCGGTCAGGTCACCGCAGGTCAGACGGTATCGCACTCAGCGTTGCCGCTTCGTGCGTACAATCTCATTTATAACGAATGGTTCAGGGATGAGAACCTCCAAAACAGCGTACCGACCAATGTCAACGACGGCCCGGACGCGAACACCGACTATGTGTTGAAACGTCGCGGGAAGCGTCACGATTACTTCACCAGCTGTTTACCTTGGCCGCAAAAGGGGACAGCGGTGACGCTTCCGCTCGGTACCACTGCCCCTGTTGTGGCCTATAACGCGGCGTCGGCTGCGAACCCGATGCTGTACCGCCGCGCCTCTGATGATGCGCTATTCTCTGGCGCGCTGTCCGGAGCTGCCGGTACCGGAAATCTCAATACGGCCGGAACTACCGCTTATCTCGATCCCAATGGTCGTCTTTACGCCGACCTCTCCGCTGCGACAGCAGCTACGATAAATCAGCTCAGGCAGAGCTTCCAGATTCAGAAGCTGCTCGAACGCGATGCGAGGGGAGGGACCCGATATACGGAAATTATCCGTTCTCACTTCCGGGTGGTTTCGCCGGATGCGCGCCTTCAACGCCCCGAATATCTTGGTGGAGGTTCGACGCATATTGCGGTTAATCCGATTGCTCAGACGTCCGCCACGGGAGTGACCGGTGGGTCAACCCCTATGGGCGAACTCGCCGCGATGGCGACGGGTGTAGCCCAGAATAATGGGTTCTCGCAAAGCTTCACCGAGCACGGTCATATCATCGGTTTGGCGTGCGTTCGTGCGGACCTTACGTATCAACAAGGTATGCGGAAGATGTGGTCGCGTCGTACGCGCGTAGACTTCTACTTTCCGGCGTTCTCGCACCTAGGCGAGCAAGCCGTGCTCAACAAAGAAATTTATATGGTTGGCGGTGCGCCAGGCGGGCAGGACGATGGCGTATTTGGCTATCAGGAAAGATGGGCCGAGTATAAATATCATCCAGCGATGATTACGGGGCTATTCAGGTCAACTGCGGCTTCGAGTATCGATTCATGGCATTTAGCGCAGCGGTTTACGTCGCTACCGACCCTCAATTCCACGTTCATAGAAGAAAATCCGCCGCTACAGAGAACATTAGCCGTAGGCGCGGGCGCCAACGGCAAGCAATTTATTTTTGATTCGTTCTTCGATATCAAAGCTGCCCGACCGATGCCGCTCTACTCGGTACCCGGTTTGATAGATCACTTCTGATGGGTCTCTTTGACGGCATTGTCGGGTCCGTACTCGGCTTAGTTGGTGATATCGGCGGCGCGGCCGCCGAAGTCACTACCAGTAAAAAAGCGCAAAAACGCGCACATGCGTTCTCGGCCGCGGAGGCGGAAAAAAGCCGAGATTTCACATCGTCAATGTTCGACAAAACCACGGCGTATAACTCGGCAGAAGCCGTCGCGCAGCGTGATTGGCAAGAGCAAATGCGACAGACTCAGTACAAAACAGCCGTCGGCGATATGCAGTCGGCCGGACTCAATCCGATGCTCGCGTATATGCAGGGCGGAGCCGGCACGCCGAGCTCGAGCGCGGCCTCTGTCGGTACGCCGGGCAGCGCCCAAGGGTCCAGCTCGAGCATGCAAACGCCCCGGTTAACAGGGATGGTATCGAACGCGGTGCAGACCGCGAATCTCATTGCGCAGCAAAAAAACATCGATGCGGACACGCAAAATAAGGAAGTCTTGACGGACAAAATAGAGGCGGAAACGAACCTGACGAATGCATCGGCAGGTCAGGTGCATGTGAATACGGAAAAGCTTAGAGAGGAGGTCACAAAAACCCGGCAAGAGGTATCTGTCCTAGAAGAAAAACAGCTCAATTTAGCGCAAGAAAGGGAACTCACATTTGCGCGCGAGCAGCTCGTACGTGCGGAAACGGTGCTACGCACGGAGAGTAAAGGGACGCCGGCAGCGCAGCGCGCGCTGATTAAAGCGCAGGAGGCGCTTACGCGAATTCGCGGTATTAACGAGGGGTTAGAGACTCCCCGTAAGCGGAATGAGGCGGCGGCGGAATCGTCGTGGTTTAAGCGAGATGTGTCGCCGTATCTTGGCGACATGCAAAAGCTAGGAATATCTTCCGCGCAGGGTATGAAATCGTTTAAAGATGGACAATGGATAAAGCGGTCGTGGGGCCGTTAGGAGATTACGATGCTCGACAAAACAACCGGTGAATGGGTAACGCCGTTCTTGAGGACGGCCAACAACTATGATCGCGATGCGGCCAGCTTAGAAGCTGGCCTCGATTGCAAAGACCCGACGATGACGCGGCAAGAATTCAAGGAAGAATGCGATATCAACAACATTATGGAAAGGTTCGGACTGGGCTATGAAGCTCCCGCCGTACCAGATTTCCCGACGTCCGTCGACTACTCAGAATTCGCGCTCGACTACCACAGCGCGATGAACCTTGTTAAACAAGCGCAAGACGAATTTATGACCCTACCCGCTGCGGTCCGTGACCGCTTCGGGCATGACCCTGGAAGGGTCTTAGCGTTCCTGGAGGACCCGAACAACCGCGAAGAAGCGGTCAAGCTCGGTCTGGTCAATCCCCCAGCTACAGCGCCGCAGGCGTCTCCAGCAACGCCGGCGCAGCCGGAAGGCACAGTTACCACTTGATGTAACTGTGCCAGCTGACACCAGTCAGCTAAACCACGGCACAGGCGGTGGGTAAGTCCGAAGGCCCTCTAAGCCGTAGGACTTATCCACGGCCCTTCCAGTCTATAGCCGTGGTAAAAATACAACAAAAATAATACTTGACAACGACAATAACAACAACTATACTTACTCCCATGACAACCGGAAGTATTAC